AGCGCAAAGCTGTGGCAGTATGAAAACCTGATAGATCCGCAAGAATGGGAGGAATTACCGCTACACATGGAAGGGATAGAGTTCAGCGAACTTAATCCTGAATACAGTTTCAAGCGGGTAAACAGCAAAGGAGATGCTGTATGGATTAAGACGACTTACAGGGATAACTTTTGGGTGGTAGGTCGCCCCGGTGGTGGTGGACACATAGACCAACACGCCTTAGATACGTTTGATGATATGAGGATTAAGAAGCCAAACCTTTACCGTATCTATGCCAATGGAGAAAGGGGTATCATACGCACAGGCGGCGAGTTTTGGAAGCAATTTAACGAAAGTACCCATGTCGCCCCGTTAGAGTTAGAACCTACAACAGTACACCTATCATGCGACCAAAACGCCTTACCATATGTTACCGTTGGGGCGTGGCAGTACATGAGTGCGACTAAGAATATCAGGCAGGTTAAAGAGTTTCCATGCAAAGCACCTGATAACAATGCAGTAAAAGCAGCGTTGAAGGTGGTAAAATGGCTTGATAGTATTGACTATAAAGATGTGGTATATGTGTACGGCGACCCATCGGGTAATAGCCAAAACACCATAGACGAAAATAATATGTCTTGGTATGATAAGTTCATCAGCACGTTAAAAATGCATAGTTATTCAGTAGTTAGGCGCATCGGAAAGTCGCACCCTGAGGTGGCACGAAGCGCAGAGTTTATCAACGATATTTATGAGCATGAATTGTACGGTTATAGCATAACAATTAGTGATGAGTGCAGGGTAAGCATAGACGATTACATAAATGCGAAGGAGGATAAAGACGGCACGATGCTCAAAACTAAGGTAAAAGATAAGCTAACAGGGCAATCTTATGAACCTGTGGGGCACTTTTCCGATGCAAAGCGGTATTTCATTTGCTCATTGCTGAATAGTGAGTTTAACAAGTATAAAACCCGCACTAAGAACGTTTGGGGCGTGAACGTATAAAAACTATTTTTGGTTATAACAAATTAAACTTTTAATATTGTGCTTTATGGCATGCACCACCAGCCCCTTTAAACCTCCCTTCTATGGCATCTTATAGCCTGACGCAAATCGGTAACATCATTACCAAGCGACCCAACAAAAAGCGGGTGCTTTATGGGCAATCTCTCAACAGAAAGCTCATGATGCACCTGCACGGCGTTGGTTTGAAGAAAGCACTTAAACGACTGCCATACTTTGAAAGCGAACCGATATACACGGCACGGGTTGAGTACGCACTAAGTAACATTGACCTGTTTGATAGGCTACTTGCCGAAGAAGAACAGGTATTTACAGCACGGGGCGGAAGTTCGTATTTTAACCTACCCGAAAGCGAAGAAAAACAGATGCACGCCCTGTTAAATAATGTCGTGTACGGGCAATCACTACGTCAATGGGTGCGCAACTTCGGGCTTAATGCGTATCGTGCCGACCCTATGGGCGTTATCTTCATGGAGGTAGAAAAGGTAACAGATGTTGAAGGCGTGGATAATGTGGAGGCGGGCAAGCCATTGGAGTACAACATTGAAACGCCTAAATGTTACCCGACATACAAATGCTCACAGGATATTTGGGAGTACCAATGTAACGGCAGGGGATTAGATTATATCTGCTTTGCATTGACACAAAGTGAACTTGTGGAGTACGGCATAATCGACACACCTACAAGCCAATACCCCAACCCGCAAAACCCGCAGAACGCAGATGCAAGGAACACCAACAAACAATACTTTAGGTGGGTAGATGCTGCACAGGATGTTATCCTGAAGTTAGAGGTATCAAACAGCGTGAACGGCGAGAGTGCTAATGTAACTGTAATGCCATTACAAGGCGCACAGAACCCGATTAGAGGGCTTTGGAATAAAGTGCCGGGCTTTATCATTTCCGACCTTATACGCTTTACCGACCCTGCAACATTTGATACACCTTTGCGCCCTGTCATAGAACTTGCAGATGCGTACCTGTATGACAGAAGTATAAACCTGCTCACTAAGAAGTATCACGGTTTCCCCAAAGCGGTTGAGCCGTTACTTCAATGTAATAGGTGTCAGGGTGAAGGTCAATATGATGGACATGCATGCCCAAGCTGCACACCACCGGGACACAACACAGGCACAGGTTATCAGCAACAAACGACAATAGCGCAGGTAGCTAAGTTCCCTATCAGCATACTTGGTAAAGACGCATCGCCGAGCTTTGACTTTAAAAAGATATTCGGCTATGTCACCCCTGATATTGAGGGTATCAACATGCAGATAGACGGCATTAAGAACCTTGAAGAACTAATGCAAATTACCTATTGGACAAAGAACAATAATCAGATTTCAGGCTACAACGGTAAGCAAGACCAAAAAGAAACGGCGACACAGGTATTAACCGACCTGCAAGGAAAGTACGCACGATTGAACATGACCGCAGACTGGGCGGAACAAACAGAACGCTTTATCGCAGACTTCATCGGGGAGTTTTGGTTTTACGAAAGCTACAAGGGTGCGAATATAACATACGGGCGTAACTACATGCTTCAAACGCCTGAAACGATACTTGCATCGTACTACGACATGAAAGCTAACGGCGTACCTGATAGCATGTTAGATAATCAGTATGAAAAGTACATTAACTGTCTGTGGCAATCGAACCCAATACAAAGCCTTATCTACAAAAAGAAGTTCGATGTTGAGCCATTCCCGCACCTATCAGCCGAGCAAGTAGAGGCGAGCGAGTACGTTACCGATGAAGACAAGGTATGTAAGCGATACTTTGGTGAGTGGGATGATACTGTGAAAGATACCGAATGGACATTTAAAGATGTGGATGTTTTGCGGTCTGAATTAGTGGCATATGCTAAAGCTAAGATGGCAATACTTGAAGCGGAGGAAGAGGCGGAGCGGCAGAAAGAAATGGAAAGCGAACAACCTGAATTATGAATATAGTTGAAACTTATCAGATTTCCGTTAAGGATAGGGGCGCACAGCAAGTGAAGCATGATATTGCGTGTAAAAATATCAAAGCGAGATTGACGATGGTAGAAAATCCGCAAATACTCCCAAACGTATTTGATTACCCGAATGGCGAAACTACCGAGTTTGAGTATGAGGGGCTAAAGATTATGCACCACACTTACACTCAAACGCTAAATGCAACGGATGTGCCAGTATTGCAAGAGATATACGAGCAGCACGAATTATCCATTGAATACACTACATTATGAATATATACGACCAAATCTACAATGAAAAGTTAGGCGAGTTGATTAAGGATATTGTGTACGAAGGTATAGTCGTTGGACAGTTTAATAAACTTGTTGAAAAGGCTATACTACGCAATACACATGAATCATTATCATGCTCAATACCTGAATATCTAAAGGTGTTTGAAAGCGCAACAAGTTACGCAGATTGGTACTTGCCCGAAATGTTTATAGCAATAAGGGCAATGCAGTCGCTCACCCCACACGATATGGGAGTTACCCCGCTTCTTTGGGTATCTAAACGTGATGATATTCTTGCTATGGCAAGTGCATGGAACACCATCGCAGCCCCGTACATGGAGCAAGCCCGTAAGTTCGCAGAGGACAAAGCCCGCAGAGATAAGCGGGAACTTGAAGCTAAAAACAGGTTAGTAAACCTCAATGGCAGACCAGCACATGCCAAGTAAGATAATCATATCTACCGAGGTTTTAACCATGCAATACAACAAGGTATTCGCTAAATGGGTGAATGCAAGAGGTGCAAAGAAAGAGGCGTTAGGGCTTGAATTAGAAAGCCTCAATGAACAAATAGACAATAAGACTTTACCAAAAATAAAAACCAATGTCAAAACCAAATGAAGGCGGGATGCCGACAAAGAAAAAGCATCTAAACGAGGGACTCGATTTAGGGCAATTTGATTACGGAAACATGCAAGGTGCAATGTACGATAAGTACATCGATTACGTGCAGGGCAAAATCATAGACGAAGATGACCCGCATGAGCGCAGGTCGGGTGGTCTTAATGCCAACAAACAGTACGTATTCGAGGTGTACAACGTGCGACCCTTGCAGAAGCGATTAGTACCAAAGTCATTGACCGATAAGACAATGATACCCAACGGGTTTGAATTGCGGGAAAGTAAGCCTAAGATGGTAACAACTACCTATCTTAAGGATGCATTATTACTCAATACCGCTTTGTATGCGAAGATTGGCGGGGACAATAATAACCCGATATTTTACTACGTACTGCAAAAGCCGACAACGGAGAAATAATTTACTAACCCATTAATTCCAACACAATGTTAAAAGCAAACGATAAAGAACGATTAAAAAACTTAGGTATCGACATAGATGCCATTATAGCGGCGCATACAGACCCAGCAGAGAAGGATATAACTGTACCTGACGGAGAATTTGTAACTGCCGAGCAGAAAGCAACAATCATAGCCGTAGCCAATAAAGACGGAGAGAAAACGGGTGAAAAGAAAGCCTTTGATATAGCGAAGGTAGAGATAAAGAAACACTCAGGAATTGAGCTTAAGGGCGAGCGTTGGGGCGATGTAGGCAAGGAGTTGAAGGATGCCATAAATATCGATAAAGACACAAAGTACGCATCCGTTGTAGAGCAAAATCAAGCCCTCATAAGGGATATTGAAGGCTATAAAACAAAAGTGGAAACGGCAGAAACACAGCTAAGAACGGGACTGTTTGAGATAGGCGTACTATCTAAGCTACCCGCAAACGCTATGGGTCTAAGCCCTAAAGAAACGTTTGAATTGGCAAAACTACGGGGCTATACACCTGAACACACAGACGCAGGCGTAGTATGGAAGAAGAACGGCGAAGTGATGAAAGACCCTGTTACCCATGCGCCACTATCGGAAGATAAGGCTATTGCGGCGATATGGACAGAGCAGAAGTGGACACCAGCCGCTACACCTCCAGCAGGTGGTAGGGGAGCAGGGCAGAAGCCATCAGGTGACGGGATGGGCGGTATTATGTCTAAGTCAGCAGCAGAGGCGGCATGGCGGGAGCAGAACCCAGATAAGGGTCTTGCAACGCCCGAAGGTATGGCATGGTATGCGGAACAGGCAAAGCAGCCGGGTTTTGACCTGTATACCTAAGAATGTAGGGTATATTTTCATAAGGGCTTGCCTATTCTTAGGCGGGCTTTTTTATTTGGAATAGTTTTGTATATTTGGGGTATGCAATGGGAATATAAGTTAGTTATTGTTGTCCCTTTTGATGAGGATAAAGACAAGATAGATAATATATTGTTAGTGGAGGCTCAATTTAACGCACTCGGAGTTGACGGGTGGGAGCTTGTATCGGCTCTTACAGGCGAGGCAATATTCAAGCGTAAACTATCGTAATTCATGGTGTTCACGAAATGGATTGATTATGACTATTCAAGAGCGATTTAATTTACTTAAAGACTACTTCAATGAAGATATTGGGGTAATTAATAGTATTGCTATGAAGCATGATTTTTACATCAGGGATATACACCCGCATCTTAACGGATATGAAGTAGACCCTACACATAAACTGCAAATGAATGTACCTGATAATCGTTTCCTGATTAATCACGGATACGGTGAATTGAAAGGTGCAGATAAGCAAATACACGGCATACAGATACGGTATTATAACAGTTTAGTAAACAACACATTTGAATTTTACATAGCTAAGAAAGAAGCTAAAAATCATGGTGAAAACAAAATATCAGTAAGCCCTTATTCACAAATTTGGATATAATGCCACCAACCACATACCATAAAGGACTATTAGGGCTATACCGCTTTAGTTGGCGTTGCTGGTTCGGGGTTCATTCGTGGTTTAATGATGGGACGTGCGGTAGGTGTCCGTGTAAAAAATCTTCATAGTTTTATCTTAGCCTGAATGTTTCTACATTCGGGTTTTTTATTTAAATTTGGGGGTATGGAAACATGCGATGTAACATACTACGCACCATGTAGTAAATATGATTTGCCTGCGCTATTAGATTATATAGCCCACATGCTTAATTCTCTAAATAAAACGTGTATTTACAATAGATTTAGCAATGAGGTAATAGGTCGTCTTTTAGAAAGCGCAATAGAAAAAGAAGATTACGAATTTTGTAAAAAAATAAGGGAGTACATGAAAGACCGCCACCCGATAACGGGCGAAATATTGGATTATGAATAGAATGACACCACGCACCCGTAAATATTTCAGGCGTAGAGTAAGCCGCAAATACATGACATTGACCGCCATAACTACATTTATGGGGGCTATGCAATTAGAAATGATACGGCAGCAGCCGTTACCTAAATACCCATTAGGCGCACCAGCCACGGGCGGCTATGTATTTAGTGGCGGGTCGGAATTAGTACAGGAGAAAGCACAAAGTATAGAAAGGCTACGACAGCTAAAAGCGTATGAAATAGCGCAAAACATGATAAATACAGCATCTGACATAACAGCCATGATGAACGAAATGAAGCGCAAAACCGATAAGATATGACACCCCGCAGCAGAAGGTATCTACGTAAATCAGTACCACGACAAATAAGTAAATGGCTACGGTCTAAAAAGAATAGGTTAAGATACCTTTTACGCATATCAAAAGAGCGGTATTACCCGTACCTTAAAGGTAAATATCCGCATTGCTGCAAATAACCCAAAAATAATTTTGGTAATACCGTTTTTCTATTTAATTTTGTACCGTAAGGCAAATCGGAGATTTTAACCTTACATTCTTACCACTCGGTGCGGAGCACCACATTACTACGGCGTAGTAACATTAGCGATACAAACCTTTATTCCTTAACCTTAAATTCCTATCACAATGGCAAATTACGCCTTAGGTGCGCTCGTGAACGGGCAAACCATAGTAACCAAAAAATATAACGAGGCAGAGCAGCGCAGGCAGATGCCGACAGTAATGGATTTGGCGTTGAAAAATCAACACATATCCATCCCCGATGCACAAGCATTAAGGGTTTCCCCGCTCCGCACAGTAGATGTTATCTATAACAAGAACATCGCACAGGGCAGCGCAACAGCTAAAGCCTACAACCACACAGGTACAATCGGCGATAGCGGAAAGATAAACGTTACCTATCAACAGACCGTTGAAACGTTTAGTCTGCCACGCAAAATAGCATACAACAACATCGAGAAATATACGCAGATGTTCGCCAACCAATACGAGATGGCATGGAAGAACCTGAAAACAAGGCAAGACGTTCTTGCACTTGCTTACCTATACGCACAGCGTAACCAGCTTTCACAAGCGGTAATGGCTGCACGTTTGGCATCGGCTTTCGGCGCATCAGCAACGAATTGGAACGAAACGAACTATGCACTTGAACTGTCAGCAGCAGATCAATCGCTGTTCATAGCGCAGGTTAAAGCGGCACTTTACGCATCATACTACTCAACCGAGTACGACATAGTAGCAGATGTGCAGACTTCATTGCAGATTGAGAACTACATGAATCAGGGTGCAGGTAACTTTAGCAATACTCAATGGCAGTTTGCGGGTTGCAACTTCGCACGTACACAGATGAACATCGACAGCAACTACACAGCAGGTACGGTATTGGCTATGCCGGCAGGTGCGTTTGCGGGGCTGTGCTGGAATGAAGGTCTTAACGTCAAGGGTGATTTCCAAGACGAAGGCGGCTCAATCGGTATCCTTACCACAGCTAACGACCCATTCGGAGGTCAGGCAGTAGCGGATATATCCATGTACTCACAACGTGCCGATACAAGCGCAGATACAACAGGCGGTTCTACCGAAGATATTGTTGACCAATGGGAGCTTACCCTTACAATGGGTTACATACTGCCTCCGTTGTCATTATCAGGTGACAGTACGCTGATGGAAATATCTAAGATTGGCGGCGTAAGCTAATGATTGAGTGAAACCAAGTAAATAACCTTTAAACTAATCAATAATGAAAAATAAATTCTTAATACCGATTATCGCCCTGCTTATAGCGGTATGCTCAACAGTAGCATACGGGCAAGGTACGCCATACGTTCAAAGCAACGGGGCAAGCCCATACTTTTCTACCCTGCTTAAGTTGGTTACGCCACAGGGTACGGCTAAGACAACAGCAAGGGACACACTTAGCAACGCCGACACAGGTACTATGTACATATGGGTAGGGCAGGGCTTTGATATGTCCTTTGAACTTACCCGCCGTGTGCTTACAGGTACAGTAGCAAGCGAAAGCGACATACTGTATGGCTACAACAACAACGGCAACCCATTGACAGCAGCGCAAGCGGCTACGGTTACGGGTACAGCCATCACGGGTAATGTCGCATCGTGTGCGGGTTGTATTGCGGCATCTTACACGGTTGTACCTACGGGAACTGTAACCAAGTATTGGCAGGTACCACGCAGCGCAGGTGCTTTGTTTGATAACTACTTTATCAAGACAATACAGACAGGCACAGTTACCAGTACTTACGCAGGAAGAATACTTACACAACGCTAAACACTATCACCTATGCCAGCTACCATATCAAACGGCTTTGACCTTGCACGGATATTCCCCGTGTTTCAAGGTCGTTTGGGGTGGCATCAGCCGAGCATAACGGGTATGCCTACACTCGATGCGGATAACCTTTCGGCTACATCGGGCAGGTATTACGATAGGGGATTTCACAAGGCGGTAACGGTACAGAACTATTATGAAACACAGGAAAACCCTGATATATCAGATAGCGACTTTAACCAACTACTGCAAGACGAAGACCAAGCAGTTATCACCCGACTGGTTAACGCCGTACTAAATAAGCCGCAGTTAATCGAGCATGTCGTAGATTATACCCGTGTAGCGTACAGGCAAAGCATCATTATACCTAATATGGGTATGGCGGTGGGCTACCGTATCAACATATCGCCGGGTGATTATGCCGTGAATATTGACAGCATAGGGCTATTATTCGATGGTGCGGTAACGTTTAATATGTACCTGTTCAATGACCTTATACTTGCACCTGTTCAAACGCAATCAGTTACAACGGTAGCCAATACACAGGTAAGGGTATCGCTCGATTGGGTTATGAACTACATAAACAGCGCAACGAGCGGCGGCAACTTAGGCGGAGTGTGGTATCTGATGTACTTCCAAGATGACTTAGGCGATGTACATGCCATTGATGAGCAGTTGAATATGTGGAGTAAGACTAAGATACTCGGTGCTATTCCGTTTCAGAGCGATACGGTAGGGGCGTTAGATTTCAACCGTACAAACGTATCTGCAAACTACCGTACATACGGGTTCAATTTCGAGGTAAGCTGTTACAGGGACTATACGCAGACCCTGATACAAAATGCAAGCCTATTTGATGAAGCAAGAGGTTTGACGATGGCTATCAATGTTATTGAGCAGATACTGTTTACAAGTCGTTCCAACGGCAATCAACGGGTTATGCAAGACATAGCCAACAGGTTAAGCCCGTCACTCGACATGCAAAGCGGTGAGTTTAACAGCAACCCATACGTATCAGGATTGAAGCAGCAGTTAGCAAGGGAATTGAACAGGATTAACCTTGTATTCAGTCCTAAGCCAGTAGCGGTAAGCGTACCGATAGGCGGTGTTTATGGTGGAGATTATATGTACGAGGGTTATGACATACGGGATATGCCGAGCAGACAAGAACCATACGGTACATTCCCATAAAATGAATGAATATGAACAAGCGATATGCAATACATGAAGTAAAGAACGGTGTTAAAGGTGCTTACCTACGTCATACATCTATACCCGAAAGCATGGCAGACCTGTTTAACATGCAGACAGCCAATTCAGGGGTAGGTTACTTTGATGAAGTAGTACCAAAGGTAGAAGTAGTGCATACGGTTGAAGAAGTGCCTGAAACGAGCAAGAAAAAGAAGAAATGAACCACCTTATAGACTACCCATATGGGGCTGATTATTATGTTCAACAGGTGCAAACGAGGCTATATAACTACTTATTAAACAGGTGGGGGCTAAGTTTAACACCAGCGTTGTATCAGAGTTTCGGCAGGGTTTACAGGGTTCACACAGAGGATGGCTACGTTCCGATGGCATATAATGACAGTAGCAGGGATTACATAGCAAGTACGAGTACAAGGGGTGGTAATGGCGGATTGTTCTTTGAAGATAAGTTAGCAGTTCTATCATACGTTTATCAGGTTGACCCGATACGTAAAAACGAAGATAGGGATGACGTTCTTAAATTGGAGTGGTTGTTTTTCATTGATTTATCAAAGATTACGCCCGCAGCTATATCAAATCAGGCAGGTTTCAGGCTTGATGAGATAGCGATAAACGATGTAAAGAACTTTATACAAAACAATGGTTGCGGGTGTACGGTACATGAAACAATCAGGGAGGTTGATAAGGTCTTAGAGAAGTTTAGCGGGGCAATGAAGAAAAACGCATTACATGAGAACATGCAGCCGAAGATGTGTTTTAAGATATGCTGCGAACTAAGGTACAACCCGATATTATTTACAACAACACAACAGAAACAATTACAACCGATGCAAAAAAGCGTGGTACTATACATTAAGGCTTCACCTAATCCAGCTACATTGATAGCGGTAGGCAACGGGCTGTATATGTATCAGGAATACGCAGAGGGCAACACATTAACACCGCTTGTTACTACATCAGCAACGGGGTACTTAGCTGGTAAGAACATGGAACTACCATTTGGGTATAACGACACGAATGACAGTTTACCAAACTTCAACCTTAGTACGGGTGTATGGACAAAGACAGGCACACCGTACGGGTTCAATGATGGCGATTATGTAACGCTGACGTTTACCGATATGGTGTAATAACAACAAACAACAAACAATAGTAAGCACAACCGATAAACCTTTTTTCTTAACCTTTAATTCTATCAAAAATGTCAACCTCAAGTAATGTAAACTTAAACCCCGCTTTACTGTCGGGCAACACAGGAACGATAGGTACATTCCCTGACTTGGGGATATTGCGTACCATCGTATTAGTTCCGAAAGGAACGGTAATACCGCAATCGGCTATGGTATCGCAATCAGCCTTTGCGACCTATGTAAACGCTAAGTTTATCAATGACACATATAGCAGCCGTTGGTTTGCGTTCATGAACTTGGATAAGTTCGAGGACTTGACAAAAGACACATCAAACGAAGATACAGGTCGTTTAAACCTTTCGGTTTATTCATTCCCTAACAAGTTCCGTTTCCGCTACATGCAGGGCATGGGTAACTTTGTTGAGGCATTGAACTTCCAAAACTGTCAGGGACAGTACGACTACTTCTTCATTGATGATTTTGGTAACTGGCACGGCACGAAAGACGTAACAGGCGGCACAAACGGACTTGCGGCATACACCAACCAACAGTTCTTTATCCCTAACAGGAAAGCACGTACTACGACTACTGCTAATCAGTACATGATTGAGGTATCACTTGCCGACCCAACACAGACAAACGGCAACTTCAAGATATTTGTAGCAGGTACACAGGCGGACAGCCTTACTATGCTGCAAAATGCTTTCCTGATAGATGTTTCCGATACACTCGGCACTGCATTGTCTATCACTACTACTACTACCGTTGTAGTAACAGTGAAAGCGGGACAGGACAGCTACGACATAGGAAAGGCTTACGGCGCATCGCTCACAGCAGCTTGCTTTGTGGCTACCAACCTCACCACAGGTGCAACGCTTACCATATCAACCCGTACTGCAGGAACTATTGTAGATAGCGGTGAAACATACTACTACTACATATTGGTACTGTCAGCAGCACCTACTGCCGGGCATGTGGTACGCATATCACTTGCTGCTCCATCGGTAACAAATGGCGTGGTAACAGGGTTGAACCTTGAAAGCCTTGCATTGAACAATGTGAACGGCGCAAACTGTGCGATACATACATTCTAATCACACGGCGGGGGTTGAAATATACCCCCGCTTTTAAAATACTATTACCATGCGAAATGTAGATATTAATATCGAGTGGGCTAAGACATTAAGTAAAGAGGAGTTTGTGGCTCACTTTGCGCAAAACAATTCTGTGTACGGGTGGAGTGATTTAGATGCCGAGGCATTTTGGAACGGATTAAACCCTGCACCAGCCGCACCTGAAAAGAAGAAATCCGCTAAGACTGAAACACCAACCGAGTAATGAACGTAACCCAAGCCCGTGAAGCGATACAAGACCTGAAAGCAGGTATTATCAGACTTGCGGGCGAGGCTATGATGGAACATGAAAGCGAGATACTGCGGGTATTCATAGACCAGCACGAATACGAAGGAGTTGACAGCAACAACAGACCGTTAGCACCATACACACGGCGCACGGTTGAAATAAAGAAGTACAAGGGTATCTATTCGGGGCATACCGATTTCAGAGATACAGGCGAGTTTCATAATACAACACGGTTAAATATTGATGGCAATGAGTTTACATTCAGTAGCCCGTCTAAGACCTACGATGGAATACTGAAAAGCCGAAAGTTAACCGAGTGGAACGGGTCTGAAATTATGGACTTGACCAAAGAAAACGAGGCGTTGATTTACCCGATAATTGAAGATACTTTGAAAGACAAGGTTAATAGCGAATTAGCCTTAGACTAAAAAGCCCCTTGTTTGGGATAAGGGACTTTTTAACACCGTGCGCAGGTTGTATATAGAAGTGCAATACAAATATAATTCCTTTCAATGACTTTGCGAAAAAAAATACAATCATGGTTCACTCCCATGCCCGTAACCGTACCCGAAACACCCCATAAGCCCTATATAATCGACAATATCAGCAAATGGTACGTTAAAGGCATGATAGAGGGCTGTTTTTACCAAGATTATAGCAGCATAGGGAAAGGTACAACCGATGAATTAAAGGCGGCATTTGACCACCTGATAGCGCAATACCACGACCAAGTAAAGAATGAGTATGTAAAGCAGTATGTCAAACTTTCGGGGCAGATAAAATCCATAGAAACACAATGGGAGATAGTCAACATTATAGCCGACATAGTGAAGGAGCATTATAGCGATAGTGCAGCAAAGGCATTGGAGCAACTTTACCCGAACTACGAATTTTCCCGTAAAAGCATCTTAGAAGATTTAGGCAAGGTCGGCACAGGTGAGATAGCCAACCAAATAAAGCACGAAAGACTATGCAAAGAGTTGGCGAAACTATCTGAAACACAGGAGAAAAGCAACAACTACACACCCGAACAACGACACGCACATTTTCTCAACAGGCTGGCAGAAATTAACAAGCACGAAGGGGTTAAATATGACGTCCACACCACCACCGTATTAGAATTAGCGGTATTGGAAAACAGGCTCACCGATTACATTGAACACTTAGAAGCACAAAAAGAGAAACATGGCAGGGCTGATTAGCGATATAGTAGGCGGGAATGTTGATAGCGACTTAGACAAGTTGGTGGCTAAACTTGCAGCCGTTGAAAAGGAGCTTGACGTTATTAACGGCAAAGCGATAACTATTAAGGTTGATTTGCAGGGTGTCGGTACTTTATCGGAGTTAACCAACCTGTATAAGCAGCAGGACGAAGTATTGAACAAATTACGCAGCACATCGGTACAGTATGTTGATACTTACAAGATGGCTACGGAGGTTATTAAGCAGCATAACGGGCATAGCAAGGAGTTTGTAGCAGTATCGCAGGGTATTGCCAAGACTACGTTAGAAGAGGCAAGGGCGAGGAGGGAAAATGCCAAAGCGTTATTAGATGAACAGAAGTACATAGCGCAATTAGCGAAGGAGAAAGAAAGGATTGATAAGTTAGCTGCAAAGGAAGTAGAAAACCTAAATAAGCAAAAAGGGGCGTATTCGCAGTTAAATGAGGAATATAAGAAAGCAGCAAAGGCGGCACAAGATTTAGGGGCGCAACAGGAGTTACTTAACAGGCAGATGGCGGCATCTACCGACCAAACGCAAAAGGCGGGATTGTTGAAGCAGATGCAGGATATGTCACCTGCATTAAAGGCAGCGCAACAAAATGCGATGGGTCTGCATCAGTCTATGTTAGCGGTTGACATGGCAGTAGGTAAAGCGCAACGTAATGTAGGTAACTACAACGGGGCGCAGTTCGCTATGTCGCAGTTATTGCGTGAAGCTCCATC